AACATCTATGTGCCACATCCAAAGTGGCGACCTGAAATCGAGGACTGGCTTGAAGAAATCTTTGCATTTCCTAACGCAATGCACGACGACAACGTTGACTCGATGGTTTACGCAGTTAAGAGACTTCACGACAACCATAGTCGTGGACCAGTTATCAGATATTAGAAAGGAGGAAACATGGGACTATTTAGCAGAAGAAAATCAGAACCGAAAAAGAGAACCATTGTTGGTGACGGCATCGACCTTGATCCGTTTACCAGTTATGACAATCTAGGCTGGCGAGTGGTTAATGATGAACAAGACTACGATGCACTGCACAATGAGACAAAACACAATGCTATTGCAAGACGTATCGTTCATAAACCAGCCGAAGATGCTACCAGAAATGGCTTCCGAGTAATCGTAGAAGGCGATCCAGAACGCCAAAAGATGTACCAACGGCTTCATTATGATTTGAAGACCACACAAGCCTTGTCTCAGCAACTTGTTTATCAACGTGAAGGCGGTGATGGTTATATCACTATTGGCGTTAATGAAAATGATGATGCTGATTCAAGTAAGCCACTTGATCCAACCACAGTTGAAAAAGTTCACTTCATTCATGCGTTCGGGCAAAACCATGTTGACAAAGTTCTAAGCAATGATGACCCACTCAGTCCTAATTATGGCAAAGAGCAAGCGATCGTACTTAGAACTCAAAACGCAGGTTACAAAGTTGATCCTAATGGTACTCAAACGCCGAATACTCCGAGAAACACTCCAAGAGTTATTGATCAAAGCCGGTATTGGCACATTGCACTTGATAAGTCGATTGATGATGAAACAGGTACATCAATCTTGACCAGATGTCAGGATCAACTCAAAGCAATGGATATCGCACTTGAATCGACTGGAAAGATGTTACGTGAATTTACATTCAAGTTTTACAAGTCTGATCAGTTGATGGAAGAAGGAGACGCTGACTTTAAACGTGATAAGCGTGAGATTAGCCAAGTACTTAATACAGAAGCAATGGCGTTTGGTCATAGTCAAGACAGTATTGAAAAGGTAGCAACACCAACCGGCGGTATTGATTTGCTTTACAACTTCGTATGGCAACAGCTTAGTGCTGCATGTGGTATTCCAAAATCTGTTCTAACTGGTGAACAAGCTGGGACATTAGCTGGTGCATCACAAGATGTCATCAACTACTACGACAGCATCAAGGCAATTCAGACCAACTTGTTAAAGCCTGAAATTGAACAGATCACTCGTATTTTGATGTACGCAAACGGTGATGACCCTGATCAACTTGATTGGAAGATCGTATTCAATGACTTACAAACCATGGACGATAAGACAAACTCAGAAATCTTCATGAACCAAGCTAATGCTTACAGTAGTTTGATTTCTAACGGCGTTCTTGCACCGGACGAAGTCCACGACATGCTAGCAGGTCAAGACACCAACCCTAACCCAGCAATGCAGACAGCAGGTGACAGTGTTGATGCTGAAACTGTAAAGAACATTGTGGATAACTATCAAAAAGACAAGAAACGAGCTGAGAAACATGACGACTCATAGAAGAATGCCTCACACTCGCTATCCTCGCAATCTTGAAGATGCTTATCGAAGACGCATCGTTAGATTGGTTTATCAGTGGCGCAAAGTCGCTATGGAGTATTTCAACGTCTATATGGGGGACTACTTCAAAGGCGGTACTCAAATTGTTGGTGATGCACCTAAAAAGAACAATCCGACTGAAACAGAACAACAGAATGTACTACATAACCTCGATGCTATGGGCTACACGATCAAACAAGCCACTAGTGATGCAACTATTCGCAAAATTGCTGAACAGTTTGTTAGAACGATTGATATGTTTAGCTACAACAACGTTGCAATGCAGATTCGGATAGCTGGTATCAACCCAATACGTGATAGCCCTGAATTGACCAAGATATTTAACGCACGAGTTGCTGAGAACGTCCAACTGATCAAGTACATGAAGGATCGATATGCAGACAGCATCACTGGTGTCATCTCACGAGCTATCTCAAATGGTGACGGCACCGGTGTAATTACAAAAGAAATCGTTAAACAAACTGGTATGTCAGTCAGACATGCTGCACTTGTTGCTAATGATCAAACCGGATCAGCGCTTGCTAAGTTCAATGAGAGTCGACACAAAGCGGCGGGCGCAAAAGATTACGTCTGGCAATCAATGGAAGATAACCGAGTACGGCCCAAACATCAAGAACTAGATGGCACTCGTCAAACCTACGACGATCCAACTGGCGGTGATGATGGACAGATGCCTGGCGAACCAATCAACTGCCGCTGTGTGGCTGATCCGATATTTAGCTTTTATTAGGAGGTAAGACATGACAGATAACAAACCACTTTTCGGTATTAACTCAGAGAAAGTAACAGTTGACGCACCAAAAACCACAAAAGATGCGCCAGAAGTAGCAGTTAATCACGAAAAAACTGCGTTAAACGCTCAATCAACTCCAAAAAAGGAGGTGAAACGAGTGGCAAAGAATGGATTTGATTACACAAATTGCAAAAACTACACAGTTAAGGAAGGTCAAACCTTACTTGATGTTGCAAATGAAGTCTTAGTTGCCTACCAACAACTACGTTACTTCAACGGCTTATCCAAGACCAACCCAGTTGTTAAGGCTGGTCAAGTGATCTACATTCCTGATCAAGCTATCAACGTACCACTTGGTAAGTAATGATTACGAGGTACGACTCATCAACAGTCAGCGCTATAACAAAGGATCCAATTACAGGTTACATTCACGCCAGAAACGTGCCTATCGCACGAGCTGGCGTTTTTAAATACCTGAAACCGGATGGCACTGTTCGTCATGAAGCCAAACTGCCAGAGGATATCTTGTCTGACAGCACGGTGGCGAGTGCAAACAACAAGCCAATCACTGACAATCATCCAGAAAATGAAGCTGGTCAGCGAATCCTAGTTGATAAGAGCAACACGAATACTTTGATGAAAGGTCTTACTGCGTCGAATGCCCATGTAGATGAGGCAGACGGCACAGTTCGAGTTGATTTGACGATTACCAACCCTGATTTGATTAACAAGGTCGATAACGGCAAGCGTAAACTCAGTATTGGCTTTCAAACGCAGGTCGTGCCTCAAAGCGGTGTCTACAAGAATACTGAATATGACTCAGTACAAAAAGACATCACTATCAACCACGTTGCTGTTGTTGATGTGGCAAGGGAAGGTCCAGACATTTCACTTGATAGATCAGTTGTCGGCGATAGTGCCGAAATGATCGGTGAGCTGGACGATTTTAGTAAAGAGAAAGGGCAAAAACCACAAATGGATTTTGAAAAGGTACGCATTGGCGATCAAACAATCAAGGTCGCTACCGATGATGCTGATAAGTTGATCAAGTTTGACTCTGACAATTCAGCAAATCAAAAGAGAATTGATGAACTTAACGCACAAATCAAGAAATTAACTGATGAACGTGATTCTTTGAAAAGCGGCAATAAGCAAGCTGAAAACGACAGGTCAGAAGCACAAGCCAAAGCCGATAGTCTTGAAAAAGAATTGCAAGGTTATCGTGACAAGGTTGAAGGCGACGGTTTAGACAAGTTGGTTGATCAACGTATGGGCTTGATCGATGATGTGAAGTCTATCGTTGGCGACAGCTTTGATCCTCACGGCAAGTCAGAAAAGGAAATGAAGATTGAAGCTATCAAGAGCGTTGATGGTGATTCCGCTGAAATTGATGGCAAGGATGACGTTTACGTTAATGCTTACTTCAATGCAGTAAAGAACCGCAAACAATCACACTTCGTTGGTGCTACTGTTCACGACTTCAAGGGTGACAGTGCTGACAGCAATGTTTCAGTTAACCAAATGCATGAAAACTTCTACAACCTTGCAAACAAGAATAAGGGAGGTAACAAGTAATGGCAATTCCTGATGGAACCATGTACCACGACGGTCATCTATCCGCCGGTACAGTTGAAAGACAATACGAAGTCTTAACAGAAGTCGCTAGTGCCGATATTCCATTCGGCGCTGGCGTTTCCTTAGTTAACGGTCAAGCAGTTACAGCTACTAAGGCACCTATCTACGGCGTTGCAGTAAAGCGTGGCTACTTAGACGTTGACCACTTCTATGAAGACGACATTGAAAAAGATAAATGGCATCCAGGCGAAGTTCTCGGTGTTCTTACTGATGGAACTATCAATGTTCCGGTTAGTGAAGATGTCGACCGTGGAGAACCTGCCACTGTTGATGCTGACGGTTCATTTAAACCGACCACTGCGGACGATGCAGTTGGTCGGTTTTTAAGTTCGGCTGATAAAGGCTCAACTGCACGTCTTTTAGTCCGCACTCGTTTTGGTGGCACTACCGGTGGCGCTGACCCAACCAAGGACGATGCACACGCAATTCAACCACCTGAAACGCCAACCCCAGCATCTGAAACCAAGAAAAATTAGGAGGTAATGAGTTAATGGCTCAAATGGGAGTTGCAACTAAGGAACAATTAACCTATATCGATCAAACTATTTACGATCCAAAGACTGCTCCACTAGTTGCTTTGCAATTATTTAGCACTATCAAAGTATACCCAATCCAAATGTCTTACAGATACAAGGTTCGTTCAACTAAGGCAATGGCACAAGCCTACGCAAACCGTGGCACTGACATTCCAGTAGTTGACGAAGGTTTCAAGGAATATGAAGTTCCAATTACTCAATCAGCATTAGCTTGTGAGTACTCATGGATGGAACTTCAAGAAGCACAAGCAGCTAACGTCAACTTGCTTGCTGATCAAGCTGCTCTTGTTGCTCGTGGTCTTGCTGAACGTCGTGACCGTATCATTTTCAACGGTATGGATATTGGTCCTAACACTAAAATTATTGGCTTGACTGACACTAATACAGATGTGACCGGCTTCCAACAATTAGCTCTTGATGGTGACCACGCACTTGATAAGTTGGCACAAGACACAGAAGACGGTGCCTTGAAGATGCGTAATGTCTTACGTGAAGCAGTCCAAAAGATTACTCACTTGATTGGTTACGCAAACGCAAAGCCAACTTTATTGATGCCACAAGCCGAAATTGACTTGCTTGATAACCCAGTATCAAAGCTTCGTCCTGACATCACTGTTAGAGACATGGTTTCTCAATACTTTAGTTCAATTCAAGCTGTTCCTGAACTTGAAGGTCAATACTGGCATGCAAAGAACGCTTCAAAGGCTGACAAGCAAAAAGATATGGCTATTGTCTGCTTAACTGACGAGGACATTGCACAAATTCCAGTTGCAATGGAAATGACTCAATTACAACAGGAATACCACGACGGTGTTACTAAGATTCCTTATGTTGAACGTCATGGTGGTTTGGCAGTTCGCTACCCATCGGCATTCGTTCAAATTACTGGTATCAATACACCAACTGCTAATTAGCTAAAGGAGGGGAACTATGAACACTGATGATCCAGTGGTACCGATCACTGCATTGAAGAACGCAGCACCTAAATTAACTCAGAGCATGTCAGACGACACTCTCAAAGAGCTAATTCACGATGCGACCGTTAACACATTGGCGGATGGTTTCCCTCAGCCAGTTGACGGTAAATGGAATGACATTACGCTTACAGCGATCAAATATCTGGCTCTGCACTTGGCTAGCATGGATACTTCTGCTGGTCAGGGTATTTTGGATGAAAAAGTTGCCGTCTTGGAACGTAAATACGAGTCCAAAATTGGCAAAGATTGGCTCCATTCAAGCGTTTGGGGCCTTTACTACTACCGCTTATGGAAGTTATTCTGCGGTGGCAGTAATCGATATGGAGTAGTGCAACATTGAGTATCAAAATCACTGATGATAAAAGCGATTGGGACGCAATCAAGCACGAAATCGACATATTAAATCGCTACATGGTCGTAATTGGTTTTTGGGGTAACGATCGATTGATCGAAATTGTATCTGCATTGGAATATGGCGCTGATATCAAGCCACACAAGCCGGATGGCTGGTTAATCATACCAAGTAAAAATGATGAACTTGGTGAGGATGGCTTACCTATGAGCAGTAGTGAATGGGACGAAAAACATCCTGATCAGCAACTGTTCCGACCAGGTGGCAAGAAAGGTGCTCATGTCCTAGCGGTCAAAGATGCAAGCAGTGATACAGGCTTCAAGATCATCTTTTATTTGATGAAAGAAGTCAAAATTCCTTCAAGACCGTTTCTTCGTAAGACTTCGATTGAATATGAACAAAAGTACATTCGATTGACACAGGTCGGAGTCCAGCGAGTGTTTGAAGGTCGTGCTACAGGAAAAGGCTTACTTGACAAGCTAGGTGCTGTCGCTGTTGCTGACATTCAGCATGAGATGCGCAGGCTGTATAAGCCAGGCAACGCACCAATGACTATCGATAACAAAGGTTTCAATAATCCATTGATCGGTAAACATGCTGGCGGTCAAGGTGGGGCACTCATTAACAAAATCACTTATAAGATCATTCCGAAATAGGAGGACACTATGAGTTTTTACATGGATGTAGCTTCGATGTTGGACGATTACGGCGTTGATATCGAAGTTCGGAAATCAGACAAACCACACACAGGCAAAAAAGAGCTTGTGGGTGGTTTTTTAATGTCTGACGATCAATCTACCTTAATCGATGAAAAAACAGCAGAGAAACGACATGAGCCGGTTATTCCGGTTAATCAGTTGACATCACAACTCATTCAATATTTAACCGGCGGTACTCAAACCAATGCAGACCTAATGTGGCTGTCATCTGGGAAGTACTACGTTCACACAATGGTCAATGTCCCATCACAGGGTGGTTTATTTGAAGTCACTAACTCTTCTAACTATCAGGACTATTCAAACCTGATCATTTACGAATTGAAGGGAGATGACGCACACCAACATGGAAATTCAACTCAAAGATAATCTTCTGCTGACTTATATCATTCAGCAACTGGTTAAAGAGCGTCTTGATTGCGATCTGCTCTATCAGAATTTAGTTTCTGACCGTCCACAATATCCTTTTGTCACTTATTCGTTTATTGTGCCGGAACAGGAAACAACAGGCGATTGGTTGGGCATGGGACGACAGTACATCTCACACCTACAAATTGATTGCCATGCTGACAGCGCCATTCAAGCGATGAATATGGCAAACGACCTTTACAGTGCATTTCAAAGCAGTGTTTATCGTAACTACTTTGAGCAAGCGGATATTGACCCACAGAATTTTACGAACACAAGCGACAGAACAGTCAGAGTTGGTACCTATTACGACTATAGGTTCGGCTTTGATTGTTCTTTTTTAGTGTCCAATGGCGGTCATGTTTACTCACCGGATGACCTCCACTTCCAAGCTCAGCCGGAAACAGAAATCAATACAGTACAACTCAGCGACGCTGGTGACAGTGAAGTTATCAGCGCCAATGGAAAAGAAAAGGAGCAATAGCAAATGGCAGAAACCATTACAGACGTTCGTCCTTTTACGAGAGTTAAGGACGTTGACGTAGAAATGACTGTTGTCAAGCCACCTGCAATTATCGGGCTTGGCAATCTTCTTATTTTGCATGAAGTTGACGCAGGCTCATCTTCTACAGCACCAAAGCCTGCTCTTGCTGATACTGGCACCGGCAAGGATACGCCAGCTAAGAGCGATACAGGCAAGACTACTGGCACAACTGATGGCAAGGCTACTGATGATGGCAGCAAGACCATCAATGTACCAAAGATCACACCAGTTGCGCCAGTAACTGGTGTACCTGACAAATTGGAACCCAACGACGTATTGAACGGCGTATTAAGCCGCAAGACTGATCCTTATACCGGTGCTCAATACGTTGAATACGCAACAGCAGACGCAGTTGGCGCTTACTACGACAAGACTGATCCAATTTACATCAAGTCAGACAACTACTTCATGCAAGAAGCAGCATCTGACCGTATTGCCGTATTGAATTATCCAAAGGGCAAGCTTGCTGACGCTTTGAAGGCATTCTGGTATTACAACTGGGCCTTCATGATCTTTGATAAGTCACAATTCACAGACACCACCCCAAGTGATGACGCAATTATTGCATCTAACATCTGCGAAGCTAACAAGGATCACTTCTTAGTATTGCAAGCTACTCAACCAGCCGCATACGTAACCTTCTATGCACAAAACTACACCATCGGCTTGATTCACGACTTATCAGAACCAATGGATGCAGCTCTCATCGGTGCAACCGCCACCTTGACAGTTGGCTTAGTTACCTGGAAGTTCAGAAAGCTTAAGGGCATTACTGCTGACCAAATCACTGTTCAAGAAAAGTCAGCTATCGACCGTGTTCACGCTATTGCTTACATCGAAGTAAGCGGACAAGGCGAAACATCAGAAGGCTGGGTATTGTCTGGTGATTACATCGACTCACTCCACGGCGATCTTTGGGTAAAAACCAATATGGGCGACAAGATCCAAAAGTACTTGCAAAACACCGACAAGGTTCCATATGACCAACGAGGCATTAATGCACTCGCCGCCATTTGTAGCCAAGTCCTCCAACAAGCCTACGAACAAGGAATTGTTTTGGAACAAGAAGTATACGACTCAAACACCGGTGAAACTCAATCAACTGGCAAGGGGGATTACTCAGTAACCGCCACTCCACGTTCAGCTCAAAGTCAAAAAGACTTATCAGCTCGTCACTACGGTGGTTTGAGTTTCAGATACCACCGTTCAGGTGCTATCCACACCGTTCTCGTACACGGCACTGTTCAATCTGATACTTTCACTAATTCAAAAGCTTAAAGGAGGAGTAACACATGGCAAGTTTTAACTCAGCCGAAACCGGCTTGATGGCAAAATACAACGCCAATGACACCACTTTAATGGTTGACGGTGAATTGATGTATGGTTTTGCGACAGATACCATGATTTCCGTTGCCTACGACAACGACAATGTTACTGTCGCACAAGACCCACAAGGCACCGCTGTTGCCTCAATCAACAACAAAACCGGTGCCACATTGACTGTCAACTTGAACGAAACTTCACCAAGCAACGCCAAGTTGACTGAATTGGCTAACACACGTGCAGAATTTCCACTCGATTTGAGAACTTCAACAGTTCACCAAACCGCCCCACACTGCTACATCTCAAAGATGCCAGACAACACCGCAGCACAAAACGCCGGTAATCGTGCATGGCAAATTCACGCACTTAACCTTGATACTGAATCCTTAGTCGGTCGTTAGTATCGAGAATGGCTTTCACGCTTACAAAACAGAAATTAAAAATTAAAGGAGAAAAACTATGAGCGAAGAAATTCAAAACCAAAACGTAAATAACAACCAATCAAACGAAGATAAGGCTAGCCAAATGGCTACTGAAAGTAAGAACTTGCAAGACATGATGGCTTTGATTGATAAGCAAGAAAAGTCTAGTGAAATTGCTTCACTTACTGGTAAGCCTACTTTCTTAACTATCAATAAGGGCAAGAAGAATGAATACACTATCGAAGTAATTTTTCCAGGTGTAGCAAAAGCTTCAAGCTTACGTGATGACGCAAGAACTGCTCTTGGTGCCATTGATCAAACCTACTTCATGAAGAACGTTGCTATTAAGGAATTGATTGTACGTCCAAAGATTTACTCTCTCGATTGGTTTGACAAGCGTGGAGGCTATGACGATGCTTACAACAAGATTTTAGATTGGTTTCAATCAAGCATTAATGGGGAAGGCTACACCGAAGAAGATTAGTGATTTGGCTTCTGATCCTGCAACGTGGTTACCACAGTGTTTGGTAATGCACGGTGTTCCCGAATCATGGATCAATCATGCAACGCTCGACCAATTAAGAGTGATGTGGGAAGTAGTCAAAAAAGACTTGAAATATCAGACATATTTAACCGCTAAAGATCAAGCACGAATTATGGCAAAAGGCATTGCGTTGGCATTTGGCGGTGAGGACAGTTAAAGCCTAATAAGGCTTTCTTATTTTGCACAAGAAAGGATGAGATAGATGGCAGGACGACATGTTGGTATTGATATCGGCGTTAGAGTTGATAATTCAGTATTCGATTCAGTTGATAGACGTATTGATAAAGTTAAAGCTAATGCAGAACAACTTAATCGGGTGTTGTCACGTACCAAGATGCCAGATTCTGCCGCTAATGGCTTAGACAAGCTTAATCGTGCATCAGGTGAAACTAAAACACAGATTGACAGGTTAGCTAATAGTTATAAGCAAGTTGGCACTAATAACAATCTCAATCGTGCGCAAAGTGATCTGTCTGGTATTGCTGATAAGGCTAAGAAAGCTACTGAATCAACTGACCAATTAAAGCAGTCAATGAACCGTGCTCATGAATCATCAAAAGCACTTGGTGATATGGGTAGCGGTTTTGATCGTGCTAGAGGATCATCTGACAGAGCTAGAGAAAGCTTTGATAAGACTACCGGTTCATCAAATAAGTTAAAGAGTGGCTGGGACCGCTTGAAAGGTGCTGGATCAGCATTGGTTCAAGTCGGTTCATCTATTGCTACTGCGATGGTTCCAGTTGCCGCTGCATTCATGAAGGCCAATGGCGAAGCAACCAAGTTGGCTGATGAATACAACGTTATCAAGAACTTGCAGGAAACCGGTGGTGATTCTCCGAGAGCAGCTAGAAGAAATACTCGTGAAATTCAGGCTGAAAACCGGCGTTTGTCTCTTCGTTATGGTGTTGATCAAAACGAATTGGCTAGAGGCTCTGAGCAACTGCTCAGACGTGGTTATTCCGGTCAACAAGACTTAGCTGCTCACAAGTACTTTTTGCAAGCCGCTCGTGCTACTAACGAAGATTACAACTCAATCGTTAACTCAGCTGCACCTATGCTGGAACAGTTTGGCTATAAGTCCAGAGCTGGTAATAGTGTAAGACGTATGTCTAAGTACACAAGAGATGTTTTGAACAAAGCCGCTTACGTTGCTGACTTAACTTCCGGTGACGTTGGTGGTGAAAGTGGTTTTGGCGAGTCCTTCAAGATGATGGGTAGTGCCGCTCATTCAAATGGTCAAACTATCGATACTATGCTGGGTGCATTGGGTACGTTATCTAACTACGGCGAAGAAGGTTCGAGTGCTGGTACTGGTATGCGTCAGATCATCACTAGATTGATCAAAGCGCCACATAGTACTGCGATGCTAGGTGCCTTGCATGATTTGGGTATTAATCCTAATAGCTTGTACACCAGAAATGGTCACTTGAAACAGTTAGGAACCATCTTTGAGATGCTGAATCGTGCGTCTCGTGGTAAGAAATCTAATCGAGTATCATCCGACCTGCAAACTTTATTTGGTCAAACAGGTTTCAATGATGCTCAGATTTTGATGAATCACTACGGTGACATGCAACACAATGTCCGAGAATCTCAAAATGCTGCACGTACTGGCTATATTTCAAGGCTGTCAAGAAAGAACATGTCCTCATTGCAGAACCAGTTAGCTAGAACTAAGCAACTTGCTACTGATATGGGTATGAGCTTTGCAAAGGAAGTCGCACCTGGTATCAGCAAGGCTCTTGGCTATGCTAACAAGCTACTTGAAGCTATGCGAGGTATGCCAAAGCCAGTTAAGACTGCTGCTGCTTATATAACAGGTATTCTTGGCACATTGGGTGCGTCCAAGTTAGCCAGTGGTTTCTTAAAAGCTAATTTCGGTATCGGTAACGGTAAAGGAATTGGCGCTGGTATAGGTAGACTACTGTTTGGCAAAGAGACCGGTGTACGTCCACGAGACCCGGTTACAGGTCAATACATCAAAGGATCATCTCGCCAGGGTGGCTTAATCAATGCACTGAAAGGTAATTCATTCGGTGGCATGTTCAAGCTCGGCAGAGTCCAGCCTGGTGAGCTAACAGGTAAAGCACTAGTTGGCAGACGATTGCTTGGCGGTGCTGTTGGTGTCGGAACTGCATTAGATGTTGGCTATCAAGGCTTCCAAGCTTACAAAGATCGACACAATGCAGCAAAGAGATCAGTAGACATTGGTGGCGCTGTCGGTACAGGTGCTGGTGCCATCATTGGTGGCATTTTCGGTGGTCCTATTGGTGCTGCACTTGGCGCACAAGCTGGTAAACTCTTTGGTCGAATTGGTGGTAGTGCTGTTAACAGCTTTGTACATGGCTGGCAACGCAAAAAGCCACCAAAGAATTTCTGGTCGCTTGAAAACCTTGGCTGGTCTACTAAAGACACATTCAGTAAGATTGGTAGATGGGGTGGTCAAGTTGGTAAGTCTATGGGCAGAGCACTTGGCAAGGCTGGTTCATTCGTCAAAAAGAATGGCAAGCAATTAGCCTTAACTGCTATTGCTCCGTGGGCTGGTATTCCTGCACTTTTATACAAGAACAACCCTAAATTCAGAAAATGGGCTAATAGCGTTGGCAAGACTATCCAAAATGGCTTCAAAGGAGCCGTTAAGTGGGTAAAAGACCTACCAGGCAACATCCATAAAGGTTGGAATCGTGCTGTCGAGGCTAGCCACAAGTTCTTCAAAGATTTACCTAAAAACTTAGATAAAACCAAGAAGAGTGTTGGCAAATGGGCTAGTCAAACAGGCAAGAATATCTCAAGGGCATGGCAACGTGGCAAGAAAGCTACTGTTAACTTTGTCAAAGGCATTCCAGGTAACTTAGCTAAAGGTGCCAAGAGTGTAGCAAATTGGGATAGTCGTACCGGTCGCAATATTCAAAAGACTTGGAACAAAGGTGTCACTGGCGTAAAGAAGTTTGTCGGTGGCATTCCTGGTCAGTTAAACAGAGCACACAAGAGTGTAAGCAACTGGTCTGGCAAGGTTGGCAACAGTATCCAAAGCGGTTGGAATAAAGGCAAAAAGGCAGTTGGTTCTTTTGTTTCTTCAATTCCAGGTCAATTAGGTAAAGCCTATAAAGCAGTCAAAGATTGGGCTGGCAAAGTCGGCAATACAATAAAAGATGCTTGGAACAATTTCTGGGGTAAAGCTGGCGATATCCGTAAAGGTATCACTAATAACCTGAAAGGTTTTGGTAATGACTTAAACCGTGCGGCTGGTGGTTCTGGTAAAGCCTTCAAGTATGAGAAGATCAAATCTCATGCAACTGGTGGCT